GCCGACGTTGGTGAGGATGGCGAAGAATTGCGAAGCCTGATCAATCATCCAAAAACGTCCAGTGTGTCGATTGAGGTGGTGCGCCCGCCCATACCGAAGTTGCCACCGACAGAGATGTCGTGCGCTGCGGGTGGGTAGACGTCAATTTCGTCGCCGTCGTAAATGCCTACGGCAATGTGAAAACTGCCGGATGTCGCCAAGCTGATCGCAAGCCCGGTCATGTGCCGGGAGACGGGCTTGGCGTCATCGATCAGCCAGGTCAGCTCCTGATACATCTCTTCGGTGATGCCGGTTTCGAGCACCCCTACCTGCAGCGCAAACGTGCCGGGCACGCCCATCGGCGTGGTCTCCCACCACTCCAGTACTTCAATCAGGTAGCCCAACGGTTCAACGACACGCCGTAGCGCGCCGATGGTGCCTTTGTGGGCATGAATGTAGAACGAGGAACGAATGGCGCCGCGCTTGACCGCCTCAGGCCATGCCCGATCCCAGCGGTCCACCGAGCATTCCCATGCAAGGTACGGCAGCAGATGCACCGGGCAGGTGTCTGGGTTGATCAAAGCACGCAGCGGAACGACCGTAACGTCATCGGTTGCCGCTTCGATTGCCCTTTCCAGTTGAGTGCTGTTGATCGGTAGCAGACTGTTCATGTGAGTCTCCGAGGCGGACGTTAAAGCCGCTGCAGTAAGCGGCCTGCGCTTTGGTCGGTACCAGGTCCGTCCAGTCCAGCAGCTCGACTCGTCGCACGCCGCTGATGTGCAGCTGTGCATCGATGGCAGAGCGCGCTATTTCGACGCCAAGCCGACGCCGAGGATTGATCCACGCGGTGATACGGCGGATGCATTCAGCCAGGATGGCTTCGTTCTCGGAGCCAGCGCCCTTCATGTGCAGCACCGCATTGATGCGGTAGTTCAGTACCTCGGCGCTTTGAACGATCAGCCGGTCGCCGAGGGGCCTGAGGTTTTCGTCTGACAGGTGTTCATGGACCTCACCCAACAGCTCGTCATCTGCCTCACCCGTGCCGTTCAGGTGCAGGACCGTCACCACCACCGTTGCAGGCGATGGGCTCTCGGCACTGGCATCGGCGACCAGCGCCGAAGTGTTGCGCGCGTGCAGGATGTAGCTGTTGCGGGGACCCGCAGTCGTCAGCCCTTCGAACACCAGTTGGACGCGCTCTCTAAGGGCATCGTCTTCTTCCATAATTTCGGGAGCTGGAGGGACGGTCGTGGTATCTGCCTTCTGGATCATCAGTCGTCGCAGATTGACCCGCGCGGCAAGCTGGTCGAGATCTGCTCGCTGTGCGTAAGGCAGCATCAACGCCTTGGCCGCGTCATTGACCCTGCCCCGGTTCTGCAACTTCCGGTATGCACCCAGCTCCAGCAGCTTGACGACCGGATCGCTCTCCATCGCCGCATTCCATCTTTCGCCCATGAACTGGCGAAAACTGGTCAGCTCCTCGTCGTATATTTCCTCGAAGTCCAGCCACTCCAACACATCGGGAGCTGGCAAGGATGAAAGGTCAACCGTGCTCACGCTGACACCTCCACGATTCTGTCTTCTCCCAGGTAATCGACACTGATTTCAAATCCGATACGGCCGTTGGACACGGCGATGACCCTGATGCGTTTGAGGTCCACACGCGGCTCCCAGCGCTTTAGTGCTCGAGCGGCTTCGGCCTGGACCGCGCTCTTCCAGCCTTGGTTGACCGGCAAGTCGACGAAGCGGCGCAGGTTGCTGCCGTAGTCGGGCCGCATCCTGCGACTGCCCAAGGGAGTGGACAGAATGTCTTCGATGGACTGCCGTAAATGCTCGATGCCGGTGATGGGCTGGCCCGTGCGGCGGTCCATTCCGATCATCGGTGTTACTCCTCGATCAGTTGCAGATCCGGGTGGGCATTGAGGTACTCAAACTGATGGATGCTGGTGGCAGTCGCGCATCCCCTTGCAACTGGAATGGTTCCGCCATCCGGCAGGACCAGCGTGCGGGAGGTGTAAAGGTTGTCCCGAAACTTCCTGCCAGGTGTGATCGGCGTGTCACCCGTTACCGGCACCTGTGGTGTTTCAAAATCCACGCCGCTGCCGGGTAATCTCGCGGCAGCCGAATCGACGGCTTCAGTCTTGGTTTTGCTCATGTCGTATCTCCAGACATAAAAAACCCGCACGGAGGCGGGTTGGTTGAAGTCAGTGGACGTGGTTAGGGGAATTGCCGCCCGCGTCGATGATTGTGCCGAGGCCGGACACGTTACCCGTAACCGTCAGGGGCCCGTTGACTGTGACGGTGCCGGTCAGCGAGATGGATCCAGCGCTGATGCTGACAGCCCCGCTTGTTGCCTCGATCACCGAGCCGCCAACTTTGATCGTGGCGGTGCCGGCAGGGAGCGTGATGTCGTAGGTGCTGCCCTTCCAGTCGTAAACCAGCGAACCACCGTCCTCAAAGCGCCAGACTTCAACGTGATCGCGGTTGTCCGGCGCAGGGCCTGCTTCGCTAAAAAGACCAGGTATGAAGGTGCCCAACGACGGCACGCCGCTGGGACATATCAACGTGCCTTGCTCTTCAAGACCGGGGGCTCGCCAGTGCCGCGCCTGACCCGCCGCGATGCTGTGCCAGCGAACCCACGGGCTGATCCAGCCCCGCGATTCGATGCGAACCTTTCCGACCTCCAGATCGACCGCCACCACATGCCCCGGCACGATCATCGCGCCGATCATGCGGTCGTGTTCAGCGACGGCTTCGCGACTCATGGCACCCCCGGAGTGAGCTCAATCAATTCATGTTCGACGTCGAACACCAGTTGGGCCGGTGGATTGTCCGGCCACGGCCACTGCTGCTCACCAAGGTGAATTTCCTGCGTCCATTCGACGAGCCAAACGGTATAGCCATCCAGCTCGGGCTTGGTCCAGTCGGGTACGGCCTGCACAAACTCTGCAGGTGCAACGTTATCCAGCTCCCATCTTTGCGTCCGCAGCAGCATGGCGAGTTGAGTGGCGAGTTGCGCGGCCTGCTGATTGTGTTGGGGCTGTTCTGATCCAACGATGATGCGTGCTTCAAATTTGCAGACCAGCGCGACTTCGCCAGTCCCTGGGTCAGACCCCGGCTCGATCTCGGCCAGCTCAAGGAACATCGCGGGCAGATCAACATGACCGCCGATGTCCGGCCAGGCCGCGACGGTTTCAAGACCCGTCAGGCGTTCGCCTATTTGCCGCTCGATGGCGGCGTACAGCAGTTCAAGCGTGAGGGGCTGGTCATCCACGGGCCGTTCCTTTCAGGTACTTCTGCAGCTCGAAATTCAGTTCTTGTTTGAGCACTTCCAGCAGGCGCTCATCTGTGCGGAGCACCCAGGTATCAAACAAACTGCGGACGTTCTCTAGCTCGACTTTGGCTTTGGCGAGCGGGAAGCGACTGTCGTTTTCACCGACCCAGCCTGAGCTCACGCCGATGGCTGACGATACGTCGCTGTTGGGATAGTCGTTGGCTGAGAAATGCTTGCTCGCGGTGCGGATCCAGATGTCGGGATTGCCGCCATAAACCTTCTTGTAAAACGCCCCTTTATAACGGCGCCGACCTACTGAAACGCCTGCCTGTGTTTGCCGTGCGCGACCAGTCCGACTGGCCTCAATGGGATTGACGCCAAACCAGAGCTTGCCCCGGCTTGCCGACCCTTTAACCGGGTAGCTGCGCAAACGCTGCCGCACTGCGCGCATGGCGATACCTTCCTGCTTGCCTACTGCTCGGGCAATGTGGGTGCGCAGCCAACCCAGCGTTTTATTGATGGCCCGGCGTTGGGCGGCAGCGGCTGCCTTGGGCACCAACCGCGCAAAGTCAGTAAACCCCTTGAGATCCGCCGCCGACGTCTGAACAGTGATCATGCCGCCCTTGGCTGATGTCTTGTAGAACGAACCGATGCTCATGGTCGTAACCTCAAAACCAACGCTGCCTGCCCTGCCCCATCTGGCTCGACCCGCACGATGGTGTAAGCGCCACCGCCATCCAGTTTCGGGAGGTCAATTGTCACCACATGGCCCTTGTCCACGCCCTCGGCATCGTTCACCCGCACTACAAAGGTCGGCTCACGCAGCCCGGTATTGAGTCGCCCCACGCTCGGCTGTAACCAAGGCGCGGAGAACATGCCGAATACCGGTTTGCCTTCGATGTGGCCTGGATCGCCCAAGGTGTTGAACACCACATCATCGACGTCAGCGATCAGGTCTCGGAAGGCCACGGTCAGATTGTCAGGCGAATAACGGCGCGGGGCCGGGTGCAAAGGTGCAGGGGGTTGGACTGCGCCTCGCCCGCTACGCCCTTTCCAAACGGCATCGGTTCAAGTTTGCTGTAGTAGGGGATGCCGAGCGTATTGACGGTCTCCATGTAGTCAGCGGGTGCAAATGCAGACGTGAACAGGTCCGGTACGCCCTCTGGCACCAGTTGCGCGTCGTCATCGCCGATGAACGCCACCCCTGCGACTTTGCCGCGATAGCGCTCCCAGGTGATGCCACCCAAATCAAAAGACTCGCGGCCATCGCCACGCAGTGCCGCCGCTTGCAGGGTTGCTTTGTAGGTGTCGACCACCGATTTATGACCGATGAGACTGGACCAGAAGGTCTTACCGCAGAACGCGCGTGATCCGGTGGTCGTGACGCTGCCTAGCGCTTCCTCCTGCATGTCGAGCGCTTGTATGCATTTGACCTGCACCAACGTCTCGGTATTGGCGAACTCCATCGACATTACCTGTGGCTTGACGCCGAATCGCTGATAGATGTTCAGCAAAACGGCTTTGCCATCTGCATCGAGGACTTGCCCCTTGATTGCGCCCATCCGATGGAACTCGTGGGTGATATCCAGTTGCCGCCTCACCTTCGCCAGCCGCTTGTTCACCACGTCCTGCACCGCCTGCAATTCGGATTGGGTGCCGAAGGCGCGGATGCCTTGAATCTCATCAGCCTTGATGGTGAAGCGTTGAGGCAAGTGGACGGTATTGAACGGGATCAGTTGCCGCTTGCTGCCGCCCACGACCAGACCGGAGGAGCCACGCTCGCCTGCGGGGACAAGCGCCAGAGTGTCGCCGTCCTTTTCGATCTGGACCGTCAGGGTGGTCACGCCCTCTTCCTCGAATAAGCCGAGACTGGAGATGCGACCGGGCAGGTATTCCTGCTCGTTGATAGCGGTGGTGAGGCTGGAGACGCTGAACGCGTCATCTTCAAAAATGCCGATTTCGGCCATGAACTGACTCCTGAAAAAAACAAAACCCGCACTCGGCGGGTCTGGGAAGTGGGATGGTGTGGCTCAGCGCATGATTAGAAAACGCGTGGCCAATAGTTTCTCGGCAGTGTTGTCCAGGCCCAGCAGGTGGGCTTTGCTGACCTCGGCCAGCCTCACAACTGCCCGACCACGACGGGGGGATTCGGACGCAGCCAGAGGTGCATAGAGGATGCACGTCGCTTTCTCAGTCCCGTCCTTTGCAAGCCGGATATAGGGCGCATATTCGCCAGTGGCAGTAACCAGAGCCATTATTTGTCCAGGAGCAATGGCCGCCCCTGCCGCCACAGTGATGGTTTCGCGGGATATCTGGCCGTTGCCTTCGGAGAGCAGGAATTCACCTGCGTGGGGCTGTTCGTGCTTGATGGTCATTGATGGGTTCCTTTCGAGGCCGATTGCCGAGGGCTTTGGCTGTTTCTGCGAGCAGCCCAGATCCCGCCGGGGTTGGGCTGTCTGGCTTGCGGTTTGATGGGGTTGTCGTCTTCAAGCGGCACGCTGTTGTCGATCTCGAAACCGCCCGTGCCGGTGAGCTTGTCGAAGAGCCGGGCGCGAACAGCCTGGGCGTCCAGATCCGCTTTCACGAACTCGACGGTAAGCTCAGGCAAGCGGGCTGCGACGCACAAATCCCGAACCGATTTCGCGCGTTTTAACGCGGCCTGCACCGTTGCTTCGCTGGCCAGCTTGGTGGTGCTGATCAGTGGCTCGATCAGGTTGCTGATGCCAGCTTCGGTGCAGCTTTGGGTGATCAACAGTGCCAGCGTGGTTGGGGTTTCTGAGTTGATCGCGTCCGGTTGCTGAATCGACTCTTCCTCGGGCTCTGGTGGCTCATCAAGTTGGGCCAGCAACGCTTGTGGGGCGTGCTGAAAACGGTGCAGGACTGAGCCGTCGCCGAGGCAGGCTTTGACCTTCACCCCGTCGCCGATCTCATCGGCCAGACCGAGCGCGACGGCTTCGGCGGCGGTCAGCCAGGTTTCGGCATTGACCAGACGTCGCAGTTCGGCATCGTCGATGTCAGGCGCCTTGGCCTTGTACGCTGCAATGATCGCTTCGAGGGTTTGGTCGAGCACGTCGGCGACACGGCGAAAGTCTTCGGCGTCTCCCCCGGCGTATGTCCACGGGTTGTGGATCATCAGCATGGCGTTGGCGGCGATGACCACGCGGTGAGCGCCGCACACTGCGACACTGGCCGCGCTGGCTGCCAATGCATCGACGCGGGCGGTGCATCGCTCACCAAGTCGCGACAGTGCGTTGTGCATTGCCAGGCCGTCGAACAGATCGCCGCCGACGCTGTTAAATGCGGCAACGACCGGCGTTACGCCGTCGTCTACTTCGCGCAAGTCCCGCACAAATTGGCTGGCGGTGATGCCCCAGCCGCCGATCTCGCCGTAGACGTAAACCTCAATCGTGCGTTGCTCGGCCTCGCCGCTGGCCCGCAGGTGGTACCAGCTTTTAGCGTCCACCGGCAGCAGTTTGCCCGCGCTGTCGTAGATACGCGGCGCTGTCTTCTTGCTCATGGTTGTTCCTTTTCGTCAGGTGTCTCGACGACTGCGAGTGTCTTGTAGTTGAGGCCCAGGTCGCGTGCCCGCGCCTGATCAGCCGCGTTCTCTGCATCGACGGTTTCGGCGTCGTAGCCGGTGCGCAGAACCATCTCGCTGCGCGAGCCGAAGCCTGCGTTCACTTCCATCATTCGCGACTGCACGTCCTGCACCGGATGAAGGTAAGCCCAGCCTTGGGGTACCCAGCGCGTGCGCAGGTATTCCCGGCGCCGTTTTGCGTAGTCCGTCAGGGTCAGCGCGCCGGACAGCACGGCCATGTCCATCCAGGCAGCACGCACCGGGCGGCATAGCTGATGGACGTAAACGCTGAATTGAAGCTGCTCAAGGCGCCGACGAAACTCGTTCAGTACAACGCGCAGCGCTCGGTCATTGACGTCACGCATGTCGCCGGTCAGCAGCTCGTACGGCGTGCCACTGCCCGCTGCTGCGGCCATCAGTTGCTGCCGCATGAAGTCCGAATAGTGGTTGCCTGCATCGGGCGGCTTGGAGAACTCAACCTCTTCACCGGGGCCGAGCTCCTGCATGGTGCCGGGTTCAAGCGCAACCATCGGTGTGAAGCCATCAGCGTCGAGGTCGAGCAACTTGCCAGTCACCGGGTCGCGCGGCTCTTGACCTGCGTCCGGCGCCGGTCGACTGATGAAGCCAGCGAACAGGTTGGCGACTTCCTGCCGGAACAGCACCGCGTCATCGAAGTTGTCCAGGCTGCGCAGCCGCTTGAGCACGGGTGACAAGCGCGGTACACCACGCAATTGCCCAGGTTCGACCGGCTCAAAAATGTGCAGCACCTGACTGGCCGGTACGCGCACCAGTTGGTTGTAGCCGCTGCTGCCTAATGCCTCGCGCGGGTGCGAGCGGTACATCATGTAGGCCGCGCGCTTGCCTGACGGCTCGAATTCGATGCCTGCCCGGATAACGTTGCCGCCGCTGACGGTTTCAAACTTGTCATGGGGGACGAACTCGGGCGCGAGCACCTGCAACTGGATCGGCACGGCCAGCCCTTCGTCGAGGCTTCGTGGCCTGATCCGTACGAAGCATTCGCCTGCGGTCTCAACGGTTCGGGCAATCAGCGCCTGCTGGCCGTAGAAGTCGGTCAGGCCATCGGCGTCTGATTCCTCGGCCCAATCCTCCCACAGCTCCTGCAGCAGCTTGCGCAGCACCGGATCCTCGGTTTTGGGCCGTGGGTTGATGCCGGTGCCGATCAGGTTGCTGACGCGTTTGTCGATGGCGTTGAACGCATACGGGTCATTGCGCACGGCCGCTCTGGAGCGACTGCGCAGGTTGCGCAGCGCGGGCATCATCAGGCTGTTGACGCCGCTGTCTGGCGCATTCCAGTTGGCAGAGCGCCTGCCTTCTCCGGCGCCGTCGTAGCTGGCCTTGATGCGTTCCGGCAGCAGGAATCCGTTACGGGTAAGCGTCGGGTAAGGTCGCATCAGATTCCCCTGCCCCCGTTATACAGGCGGTACACGCGGGAGCGCGGTTTGGCCGCGCTGGCGAGCGAGGCACGGATCTCTTCACGGGCCTTGAGCAGCTCGTCGACCGTTCGGTATTCAACGGTGCGGTCGGTGTAGCGCACGGTTTTCTCGCCGCGCGCGATGGCCGCCTCGACTGCTTCGAGGTGCTTTTGGGTGAATGACATGAGTGATCCCTGTAGACGGAGCGCAACTTCGCCTGTCTGGCAAAGCGGTAATTGAGCGGCTGGAGGTGACCTGTTAAAACCGTTGGCTGTAAAAATGACTAAGCAGGGTTTGTCCGCATGGCAGCTACCAACATTGAGAAATTCGACGAGTACACAGCGCTGATATTTGCCCGCCTGTATGGGTCCTTCCCTTTGAGAATCGATCTTTCCCATGTCGATTTCTTGTACGAGGAATGGAGCCGCGAGCCTTACGACCACGACGTTTACAACCCTCAGGCTGAATTTCTGACCGCAACCATGCAGTGGCTAAAAGATGCTGGCTATCTGTCCGGTGAACCGTCGGCAATCGGCCTTTACAAATCGGTGTTGACCGCCAAAGGGCTTGAGGTCCTCAAGGCCACACCTGCCAGTCTTGAACACGGCCCTTCCATCGGTGAGCGCATCTCGGACGCCGTCAAGGCAGAAGGCCGCGAGACCATGCGGGGCCTTGTCTCTGAAGCGTTGGGCATCGGCGCACGGCTGATCAGTCCGCTGGTGGGGCTGTCATCATGATCAGCGCCGCTTGAGATAACCGCTCGCTGAGCTCCGACGTCGGGTCGTTGGCGCATCTATCCGCACGACCTCCACGGGCTCCGAACTCGGCGCGGCCAGTACCGCTGCTTGTGGAGAGACCACTGGCTCCGCTGCCACCAGCTTGACGGGCGTGTTATCGAACAACTCGGCCTGCGCCAATGCCTGCCTTACCCGCTCCCATTCGTGTTCCTTGTAGCGGTTGATGCCCAGGTAGTGAGCCATCGCAAGGCTGTACACCATAAGGTCGAGCGCTTCGTTGCGTTCGGCCTTGCCCTTGATCCATTCAATGCGCTTGTGGCCCCTGACGTAGCGGGCGACTTTGCGTTCAGCCACACACTGAGCAAAGAACTCATCGGGCAAGTCATTGGCGAAGTGCAGCGCGCCCGGACCAGACTCGAAAGGGTAACGGTTGTAGATCCAGTCCTTGGCCGTATCGGTGCCGACAATCCACAGTGAGGCGCCGTTCTTTTCGGTTTGGCCCTTCCAGGTCACGTCGACCATTGAAGGCCGTTGGGCAATCACTGGCTTGCCCGGTTTGCTCGCTCCCTTGACCGCGAAGATGTTGCGCCAGCGCCGTACGCGGCAGAACTGGTAGACCTCGTCGGTGTGGTGTCCACCGGAGTCGATGGCCGTGGCAAGGATGCTCAGGCCAACGCCGGAGACATGGCGGTAACGCACCTTCAGTAACTCATCCAGCGCTGCCCAGGTGCGCTCGTCCGCAGGGTCGCCAGCGATGACTTGATGATCGACAATCCAGCGTTCCATGCCGACGCCCCAACCGACTACCATGAATTCCAAGCGATTGGCCTGAACATCCACCGCGCCGGTTAGCATCAACACGCCAGCCGGTACCGAGCCTAGCGAATACAGCTCCTGCCGTGCTCGCGCTATCAGCACATCGGCTTTGGTCTGCTCTTGCGCGCTGTCCCATACCTTTGCCAGACGCGTGTTGTAGAACACCTGCATGGGTTCCAGATCGCCTTTGGCTTGAGCTTTCTTGGCTTTCTCGAATTGCTTCGCCAGCGAGCGCCAGTCCATCCAGCCCAACGGCGAATAGAGCGCATTGAGGTTGAAGCCGACCGTCTCGCCATCGCCTGTTGCTGTCGCGCGCCATTCTCCCTGGGCAAGCATCTCGCCTTTGTGATGCTCCTCGATAAGCACGTCACAGTCCGGGCCGGCGCATTGGTAATGCGCGTGACTCAGATCCGCCGAGTAGTGCAGGCGCTCCCATTCCAAGGTCTGCATAAAGCCGCAGGTCGGGCATGGCACGAAGTAGTAGCGCTGGTCGCTGGAATCGAACAGGTCAGCTATCCGCGAAGCTCCCTTGATCGTCGGCGAGCTGGAGAAGTAGAACTTGGCGTTTCGGCCAAACGTACTGCCTCGGGTTTCTGCCAGCTCGATGGGGTCGCCCTCCTCCCCGACGTCGACGTCCCAGCGGTCGACCTCGTCGCCATAAACGTAGCGTGCAGAAAGCTCAGCCAGGTTGGCCGCCGAACCTGCTGTGGTGACGTACAGCGAACCGCCTTCAAATTCTTTGGTGTCCATCGTGTTACGCGTATCGCGAGAGCGACTTGCTGCCACCCGCTCACACAGTACGGGCGTGGCTTTGATGGTTTTGCTGATACGCGACGATACCCGCTTGGCGAGGCCCAGACTGGGCAGCAGCGTCAGGATGTTCGATGGCGCCATGTGGATCAGGCCGCCGATCCAGTTGAGCGCGATCTGGGTTTTCATCAGCTGGGAGGCCACCATTGTGACGACGCGTTTGCATGGATGCGCCGGTGAGAGGCATCGCATGGGCTCTCGGGCATACGGTGTACGAGCCGTCCGGTATTGGCCGGGTTCGGCTGCGCCGGTATCGCGTGGGATGCGCATGTATTCGTCGGCCCATTCGTCAACCCATAGATCCGGGTCGGGTTGTAGCCCCCGGAAATACGCTTCGCAGTACACTTCGGCACCGTCAGCACATTCAAGGGTCATGGGATCAGCTCGGGGTTATGTCGCGTTCTAGGTCAGCGGAGTTCATGCGGATCGCGTCGTCGAATACTCGGCGGAACGTACCCGTAAGGTGTTTTTCGATTTGCCAAGGGTCGCTCATGGAGGCCAGCTCCGGCGCCAGTTGTGGTGACAGTCCGAACATCAGGTCGCGCACCATGCGACCGGCTGTGAAAGCAGCTTTCGCCACGGCTTCGCGCTCGACCAGGTTGCCTTGGACTTTGTAGAACTCGGCCTCGGCCAGCTGCGCGAGGAAGTGTTCACGGTGGGCCCGGGCCTTTTGGAAATCGGGGGCTTTGCCGGTTAGCGGCACCGCAGGTGTTTCGGCGCTGATTTTCAGCTCGGTGCGCACGTCACGTTCGACTCGGGCCGATTCATGCCGGGCGGTGACGGCTGCTTTGCTTGGATCGGCAGATTCGGCAAGAAGCAGCTCGGTTGCTTCGAGGTCGATCTTGCCGTCCTCGGTTTCGACCAGTCGTCCCTGTTTCGCCAGTTTTGAAACGTACGATTTGACCCAGCCGCGTCGTGCTGCAAACTCCGTTTTGCTGATGACTGTCATGTCGGAAATTCCTGTTCACCCAATGAATACGGGCAGTTCACTTGTTCACCGCAGTTCACTAAGCTGGTGAACCTGCGGCTAACAAAGTCCCGCGGGTTCCCTGCCCCGTACCCTCGGCATCGTCCTAGGGTCCCCGGCCACATTCATGGCTGAAGATCGGTATCGCGTCCGATTCACGACCGATTTTCGCCAGGGCTCGAACTCGCATCGCAGACCCCTAGCCGTTTCGCTACCCAGCGCTCGTACAACCCGATAGCGACATCTGCCCCCGCCATCGCAGTCAGGCAGCCCGCCGCGCTGGCGGTGATCATCGACACGCCAGCGGCGTAGAGCAGCATCGTGGTAGACACACCACAAACAATGCACGCCCCGGACCGCAAAGCCAGCCTGCGAATGAGCGACCAGCCTCGCATCCCCGCCTTGTCGGCCCGCCACATCTCACCGGAGATGCCACCTACCAATGACAGGATGATCACCATCAGGATGGGCATGTCGGCAAGGGCTTGTTGTTCGTTTGTCATTTCTACTCCAGAGGATCAGCTCGCAGCTATTCGCGGCGACATGGCAGGCATATCATCGATCCCTTTATCGCTAAGGGAATGCAGATGAGCATTTGGGTGGACATCGTTCAAAGTGGTTCTGGTGTAGCCGCTGTGGTGATCGGTTACATAGCGCTTTCTCACAAGCGGCGAGCAGAGGCGAAAATCATCGCCGTCCGCTGGGGCTCATACCTCGGCGCCGCAGTCATTGGTGGCGCGTCAGTCTTTGAAATCTACAAGTTCGGAACCAGTACAGAGCCGATGACCCGCAGAGACGTGCTTTGGCTCCTGTTGAACCTGTGGAACGCCATCGCTTACATAGGCTGCGGCATCGCCCTGGCCGTGGTTTGGCGCAAGCTGGACAACAAAGCGAAGGCTGACTTGAAGATCAGCCCGAACAACGCGCATAAAAAAACCGGCCCATTTGGGCCGGTCCTTTGAAGCGCTTTCTGCGCTCGCACCTATCGAAGATGTGTACTTTTTACAGGCCGATTCTCATGGCAGCAAGCCTGTTTTAATGCCACCGACGAATATGTAGGCAACACAGCACCAACGCCCCGCCAATACCGACGAATACCTTCATACGGCTTAGGCTTCTCAGGCGTCTGTCCTACCAATACAACGGTCAAAATCAAAGCAGGACTCCTAAGAGCCTCTAAATTCAAGGCTCTTCCCCACTGTCCTACCTTTATTAACTCTTTCTCGCATATAGAAGAATTATTAAGAGCACGCATGCGCGTAACACGCGCGTGATGTCCCCTGCTCGCACATACGTGGGAAAGGGCGTGCGAAAGCAAGACAGTGGGACAGCCCAACAACGACAAGGCCCGCGCTTGTCCGACTGCATGCGAGCGCAGCGGGACAAGGCGGGCCAGTTCGTCAAACAGGGACGGAGTGCATCCAAGGATCAAGCAGCCTTCCCCATTAACAGCCCAGCAATGCAAACGTGAGCGTCGTGCAGACGCCGGTAATAAGTGGGCGCGGTGCATCCGCAATGCAACATCTTCTGCGACAGCAAACTATCCCGATTGCAGTAATGCTCCCGCACCACCACCGCCAACTCAGGCGCCAGATGCTTGTTCACGATCAGCTCAACATCCGCCGATTCATCCAGCAGCACCCGACTGCCCCGCGTACCCCGTATCAACTCGCCTTTGCACTCCATCAACATCGCAATCATATTCCCGCCGCCGCAAGCACCCTGCGGGGACGTGTGAAGATCCTCGGCCCAAAGCTTGAGCATCGTGTCGATACGCCTAATCATCGAAGCAAGGCTCCTCGAACTTCTCGACCTGCAGCGCACAGGGCGCACTCCAACCCACCGGCTTCTTGTAACCCCAAGGCCTGCGACCGCTCTTCGCTAGGGGCGTCAAACGCACTCGCCGCCAGCCGAGCCGATGCATGATCGAGCCCACCCGCATCTGCTCGGGTTTGCCCCAATGCCCCAGGTCAAGCTTGAGTGCCGATGACAGGATCTCGCTGCCCGTGGCGGTTTCGCCGATCTGCGACTCCTCCAGCCAGGTCAGGATCGGCCCTTCCCATTCGTCCACCACAAAACGCTCGTCCTGCGCCTCGCTGAACATGTCCGCCTCTTCGCGCTTCACCCACCACGTTTCATCGGCGTCATAACAAAACGTCGCCTCCGCCCAAAGCTGATCGCGGATCTCGCGCAGGCGATCCAGCTCAACCTTCGTGCACGCAACCGGCCAATAACGCCGGTTGCCCGTAGCGTCCTTGAGGTACTCGTCTTGGTTAGTCGTGCCCACGAAAACACACTGGCGTGGCACGTCGTTCGTTCTGCGGCCGTAGCTCTCGCGGTAGGTGTCGACCGAGGCCGAGAAAAACTGCTTGGCCTTCGTGCTTTCAGCCTTGTTGAAGCTGTCCAGCTCACCCAGCTCCACAATCCACTTGCCCCGGATCGCCTGAAAGCCATCCTTGTCGCCCAGGGAAAAAGGCGTGTCCATGAACCAGTCACCGCCGAGGATACTCATCGCGGTGGACTTACCAGCGCCCTGCGCCCCTTCTAGGATCAGCACCGAGTCAGCTTTGCAGCCTGGCTGCATCACACGCGCCACCGCCGAAATCAGCCAGCGCTTGCCGACCTTCTTTACGTAATCGCTGGGCGTCACGCCCATGATCTCGGTTAACCACGACTCCAGACGCGGTACGCGATCCCACTCCAGCTTATGCAGATACTCGCGCACCGGATGAAACGCATGATCGTGCGCAACGATGCTCACCGCCTCGATCACACTGGATGGCTTCACCCGCAGGTTGTACACCTGAGCCAGCCATTTCATCACACGCATGTCATCAATGTCGGCCCAATCGCCCGTGCCCCCGCCATAAGGGGCCGCTCGCAGCTTGATGATCTTCGAGCTAAACGCGCTGAAGCTGATCACCCCAGCCCAGCGTTCGTCGTTACCCAGGATCAGCTCAACGTTCTGCATATGAGCGATCAACGCCCCGCTCTCGGTACGGGCGAGCTGGTCTTTCCAGCCACCCGCCGCAGGAGGCTTTACCACCGCCATCACCTGACGCCGAACAGCGTCCAGCCCTTCGGCGCAATGCAGATCATTGAAGTCCGTCCACTTGACCTCGCGCTCGCCGGAAAAGGTCGGCGCAACCACCTGTCCTCCCACCACCAACGCTGCATTGGTAGCCTTCTCCTCGCCCGGATTCCACGCATCCCCGTTCGGACGTTTGGTCTTCCAGTCATCGTCGCGGCACACAATCATCGGTCGTCCGGGAAACCGGTCGCGCATGGCTTTGGCGACCGTAAGGAGGTTGCCCGCGTCAAAGGCAATCGCCACCGCAAAGGCCGTCGCCATGTGCAAGCTCGCGCCGGTTGCGTAGCCCTCACAAATCAACAACGGCTCGCCCGGCTCCGGGTCGGGACCGATCAGATGAAACGCGCCCTCCTTCGACATCCCGTAAGGCCAGTAGGACTTGTCGCGCCCGGTGGATTCCTGCTTGGCGGGGTAAATGACCTGCAGGCCGACGACCTGATCCCGCGCATTGCTCATCGGCACCAGAAACGCACCAGAGCGCGGCGCGTACCGCACTCGGAACCCGCCAATCTGTTTTCGATCCAGGTAAGCGCTGCGGCCCTTCTCCGGCATTTTCTTGAACAGACTCGATGCCCTATTGGCCGCACGACGCGCCGCGTTGGCCGCGATCTCCGCAGCCCGGCGCTTGGCCTCTTCCTGCCGAGCCCGCATCACCTCGCGCTCTTCGGGGCTCATACGACCGGGCTTGACCTTTACTTTGTAAGAGTCACCAGTCCGCCAGTCCCCGAAGCTTCCAAAGATTAGCGTCTCGCCTTTAGCTGTGAAGTGTTCGTGCAGCACGTACCAGCCGTTCTTTTCCTTGCCGTTGTCCTGCTGTGTCTTGCAGCGGGTCAGCTTGCCGTACGTCAACGGCTGCTGTGGCTCCAGCCCGTGGTCGGCAAGTTGATTCAAAACATCATCCAGCATAAGCGCCTCTATTCACTTCCAGTCGGGTCTGACACGTCGCACATCTCACGCAATTAGCGACCGCAAAACGGCGCTGCCAAGGGATCAGCCCTTTGCATGAAATGCAGAACATCGACGCCGCAGCCGAATCAGCGGGCTTGCGGGCCGCAAGGCCCAGTTCCATGGATTTCAAAATCAGGTCATTTGCGAAATCAGCGGGATCAGACATGACGCACCCCCAATTTGCCGAAACTTGCCAACGAACATTTGCGTAAGAACATTCGACGGCAATTTTCAGTCGTTTCCTTCAGGTCGCGGGGGTCCAATCCGCCAGGCCCATCAACTCCTTGGCTTCGTCGAACGATAGAATCACCGCGTCTTCTGGCGGTGTTCCCATGCAATTGGTCAGTACCAATGAGCCGGCAGGCAGTGTCTGGCCTTCCCATGGATCCACCAGCTGGGTGCAGCTGAAATAGGTGAGCATCTGCTGAGCGAGCTGACTTTTTCCGCAACCCTGCGGACCTACAACGATTACCGTCATCATGCTTTGTTACCTCTTTTGAGAAATAGGAGTTGCGATGTTGTTTCAAGGAGAAATGCGCTACACACACTTCCCTTACTGCGTGCGGGAATTGGAGGATGGTCGCAAGTAACGAACCGCACGGGGCTGGCTTATCCACGATCAGTCCCCCGCGTCGTCTGGTTCACGTACGAGGCGCGATTGAACATGCCAAGTAGCCCTTGAATGCCGCGAAACACCTGCAGGCGGATCTCGGCCAGTTCCTGATTACTCACGGCACCATCGCCAATGCTTTTGGCCCAGGTATCAGCCAGGTCGGCCACTTGCCGAAAGTACGTCGCGATACCGGCTGTGAGTGTTTCGGGCATGTCGTTGGTGTAGCTCTCGGCCAACTCCTGCCAGATCGTGTCGCCGACCAACGCATGCACCGCATCCAGAATGCGGCGGTCCTTGGTCAGTTCCAGGATCTCGCCGAACTCTTGAATGTTCACGGTGTGGCTGGGGTGTGTTGGAGAAAGCTTGTGCTGCATCGTGGTGGGGTTTCTGCCGGTGGTGGCGGCAATGGCAGCGGCGCCACCGAGGTAATCCCGCGCGGCGTGGTACAGCGCGAGTTCGAGCGTCAGGACTTCCCTGTTGGCTCGATCCGCACAATTGAGAGCGATACGGCTCATGGCATTAATCCCTACGTATTGCCAGGCCGCTCATGCAGTGGTGGTGCACGAAAGCGGCTGAGAGGTCCATTACCGGTCAAGACCGGCACCGTGCCGAAGATGAGTAAGTCACTACCCAGCGTCCGACGTTGTAGCTGCCTGTCCGTGGTGGAGAAGGCGGTGGTCTGAAGCAATCACGCCTCAGAGCAAATTTTTACTTCAAAAAGGAGCAACATCTAATGGCCCTACCCGTCCCGACTATTTCACTCGGCCGCCTACGCAACCTGCTTGCAGGCTACCCGGATGACTATGAGGTCAGTTTCAGTGGTCTCGACTTTCATCGGGTAAAGGAGACAGGACCTGGTCTGCTACAGATCGAGTTTGATCAGCCCGTACACCTCGCCGAAACAGGGCGCGTGGTGCTTCAAAACCTCGACTGAGCATCGACACTGCGGCAAGCGCGCAGTCCAGCGACGTCGGCGCATAAGACTGGAAGAGGTGCCCTTTGTAAGCGCAGCGCACGACCACATCGCCCTTGTCGATATGGGTGATGGAAACAGACAACCCCGGGCCTAGGCCGAAGTTGTCAGCGTAAATATTGACCGGCTCGTGGCTAGGCAATGGCTTGGGTTCGTTGGTATCGCACATGGCATTAACTCCTACAGGTTGCCAGTGCCGCGCGGGACGCAATGGTGGTAAATTGCCCGCGTGGCTGAGAGGCCCAAAACGCCGGCTAGACCCGTAAAGTCGAAACCGGCACCGTGCCGAGGCGAACAATCCGTTGTTCACCTCTGGCGCAACAGCTGCCCTATCTGTGGTGGAGACGGCAGCAACACCAAGGCATCCGTGCCTTGGAAACTCGGTAGTGACTGACGGTTAGCATGTGGTGTGCCCGTCAGTTGATACCGAGACCTGACAGCGTTGTGGTGACGCTGTCGGGGGGAACTGGGCGGCCCTTGGGTCGCCTTTTTTCCTTATGCAGCTTGAGGGCTCGGCGTTTCCTCAACAATGCCGAAATGCTCCAAGACCTCAGCAAGGGACACTGCACCTTGGCTCTCTCTAGCCAGTGATCGAATTAGCGATACGCTAGGGTCTTTGCTTGCATATTTTACGTGTAGCTTGAGATAGCTGAATGCAATGCCGCATCGGTTCGCATACGCTTCGAGCGACTCACTGTCCAAGCTACATATGTAGTTTCGTAATCTCATCGATGTACCTCCGACGACAAATTTAACCTCGGAGGTTATATAAATCAATACCCAAAAGGTCATTTATCCTATAGGTTAATATCGGCACAATCCTCCCATGAGAATTTCAGACACCCGCCTCAAAAATTTTCGGGCAGTACTATCGACCAGAGGTCTCCGTCTATCGGACGTGGCAGACCTTCTGGGGAAA